CACTAAATAACATTATGAGATATATCATCATCTTCTTGTTTGCGTTGATGCTAGGTTCATGTGAACCTGCTCCGAAACGAGGCGCAGATGGTTATCTATTTGGTGAAAAGCAATATGAACGTAACGCTGTTCAAGTCAAAATAGTTACGTACAAGTCACAGGAAGAGTTTAGCAAAGTTCTAAAAGAACTTAAGTTATCAAAAACTACTGCTGCTTTCTCTTTGCTGGCGCCCCCATATGATACTTGTACAATACACATGATTGACCCGTCAGTAAAATATGAGCCAGAATATGTAGGGCACGAGTTCTTACATTGTGCTTATGGGCAGTGGCATAAAGACAACAGTACATTTTGATCGATGCTCTATAAGCATTGCTGGCGATGCGCCGGATTCGTAACCCGGAGATAACAGGTTCGACTCCTGTATAGAGCACCAAACAGCTAAATACAGTATGATTAGAACACTTATACTCACACTAGCACTGGTTTTTTCTTTCCCTGCTTATGCTCAGGTCGAGAGAGAAACAACAGGTTCAGTTGGCGGTACAATCGTCAATGACGATAATATCACAGTCACTGGCGCATTCAAACATGTCACTGACACGGGTCCTAGAGAGTATTCGTTTGAAGCTGACTTACTTTATAAAAGTGCTAATGGGTCAACGGCTAGAGAGCAGATTAACGCTTTCGCTAAGGTCAATCAAGACATTCATCCTAAGCACTATGTTCAATTTGGTGTTCGCTACAGACACGATCCTAGATCATTCTCTAGTGATCAAGTAGTTTATAGCATTGGGCATGGATATCGTATTGTAAAGAACGATAGAACAAATATCTCTAATGAACTTAGCGTCGGCTACAAGCATGGCGCTGGTAACTATAGTGATGTAGTTGTAAGAGAAAGTTTATGGATCAGTCATAAACTTAACAAGACAGTTACAATATCTAATAAGTTTCTGATAGAACAAGGTGACAGAACCTTCGTACAGAACAAAGCAGAAATCAAATACAAACTAAGTGAAAAAACAAGCTTCTCAATTCAAGACCTATACACAAAGGATTGGCGAGAAGATAACACGCTTAGCTTTGCTATCACATTTAAACTTTAATGCTCCCTTAGTTTAACGGTAGAACAGCGGACTTATATCCCGTAGCGCCAGATTAGCGGCTTGTACAGGTTCGAATCCTGTAGGGAGTACCAATTAAATGCCCAGGTGGTGGAATGGTAGACACGCAACGTTGAGGTCGTTGTGGGCGAAAGCCCGTGAAAGTTCGAATCTTTTCCTGGGCACCATACGCTAATAAATAGTCGATGAAAACTTTAGTTGGCATACTAACATCCGAAAAAATTGATAAGCTAGATCGATGTGTGAAGTCAGTATTGGCTCAAACAGCAACCAATGATATCGTTGTAGTAATCAATACATTGAATGCGATGTTCAAGAGTGACGCAATCTTTCTTGCGGAAACTTATGGTTTAAAATATATCGTTACACCGAGTAACGGCAAGCCCGGCAAAGGTAAAAATTCACTAATAAAATATTTCCGACAGACGGACTATACCCATTTGATTCCAGTAGACGGCGATGATATGCTGCTACCTAACGCAGTTGATAAACTCGCACAGATTTGTAGCGATAGAAATCCTGACGTTTTAGGTCTAATCAATGGATTAACACTATTGTATGATGAAAGACTAACTGTAGAAGATTGGCAAAAGCACGAAACCTATCTCAAGCGTGGCTTTGACAATATTGACCCTAAGAACTATAAAAAGTTCAACCTTCATATCGCTAAGATTAGACGTACTAGTGTTGAGCATGATAACTTGTTCAATAGGTTTGTATTGATATCTAAGAAGGCTGCCTCATATATTAACTATGATGAAGAACTTGCTGGCGCCGAAGATATCAAACAGGGTCTATTGTTGAAGCTTATGTATCATGAGGGAAAGCTTAACTATCTGTTACTATCCAGTCAAGATATCTATCTTTATGATGTAACTGATGAAGGTATCTTTTTCAACACACTTTGTAAAAGTGATCCTAATATGGAATTGAAACGCTTTTGGCACGACCTATCTAACGACCAGATAAATACCTTACAGTCGTTTCAACTGGAGTGCATTCATGACTAAAATGGATTTTTCCATTCGTTGGAGAGAAGCGTTTAAACTAGGACTAACAATTCTCAAAGATCATACTAAGACACAACACATTCTAGCATTAGCCCATGCGTTGAACGGCCCTGCTTTAAAACGCTCATACGAACGGTTATTGACAACAGCAGAGGGCGGGGAAATAGCATGTGATATGCCTGAGTTCACTGACTTGTACAGCAAGCTTCCTGAGTGCCCTGAGGGGTCTGTAGGACACGCATTACTCAAGAATCAACAGTATTCGCTTGAAACTATCATCAAGTTTAGTCAACGCGGAAAACGCAACAGAGCATGGATTAACATGAAGCATCCATATGTTTGGATGTCCAGACGCTATAGAGACACACATGACTTGTTCCACACATTAACTGGGTACAAGATGGATACGTTCGGTGAGGCGTCATTGACAGCATTCAGCTACGCACAAACCGGCGCATTACAGTGGGGATTCTTAGTTCTCGTAGGATTCGTCAAAGTAAAGCTTCACCCATTAAAGGTTGCTAGTATCCTAGAAGCATTCTATCACGGTAAGAAAGCAAAATGGATCCTAAGTGAAAACTTCGAAACTATGATTTACGAAGACCTTGAAGAATGTAGGAAACGTTTAAACATTCGCAAAGCTAGATTCTATGAAAAAGCTATTAAGAATTGATAGTTCTTATCCAATAGATAAGATACTACCCTTCTGTAACCATGCGATTGATGATCCTCGTCCGGGCGCGGTCAATATGACCCCTATAGATTGGGAAAACAATCCAGCGAGTTTTCTATACCTACTCTACGTAGAAAAACGCTACGATGGCGATGGTAATGGTTATATCATTTATACAGAAGATGATGATATCTTGTGCGGGGGAGGATTCAGCGTATCAGACATTGATCCTTATATGACGCACCTAAGTTCTCGCAGCTACACTATTCCGGGTATTACTCTCCCTAGAGTTCATGGTGACATACACACAATGTCCATTGATATTAGTATGGATGAAGGAAGACATGGTGCTTTCTCATCTGCTAACGAATACAACAAGAGATTTATTCCGGGATTCTTGAAGATCAATGATCCTAAGAGTTATCCTAAGTATTTTATGAAGGATGGCAAGCATTACGGCAAGCCCGGATTTAGAATACATCCAATGGAGCCAGCCGGTCCTCTTTTATTAAAAGGTACTAAGCAGTGGATTTTGTACATGATATGGAATGAAGATCACCGCAACTACTTTAATGAAGTCCTAGAGAGCATACAGTGGAAAGATTAAAGGAACGGTAAGATGTTAGTATTGTTTGGAGATAGTTTTGTAAGTGAATGGCATGAAGGCAATCACACTCCTTGGTTCAAGATGTTAGCTGACGAGTTAGGTACTACTTATAAGACATATGGTGTACATGGAAGCTCGTTTGAGTATTCTACTCTAAAGTTCTTTGAGTATTTGAACAGCGACGAATATAGTCCTGATGATCAAATTGTATTTGTACTAACGTCAACTGTGCGAAGCCCTGTTGTTGCCGAAGACTTTAACCCCAGATGGGCAGCTATAACATACGCTAAAGTTTTCTATGATCAACAATCTGCGACTTATAAAAAGCAGCTAGACAAGATAACAGATCCGGACGAACACTTTGACAGATTTAGAAGTTTTTATAAAGATTGGTTCTTGCTCCAAAACGACGATCTAATTTTAGCACAGCGATACATGCTATTGGCAGCACTCCATGCTTTGCCTAACAAAACGGTATCAATAAGCGGATGGGAAACTGAAACGCCAGTGTCACATCACTTTGCTGACCATATCAACTGTTTGCTCTGGGTAGCAAGTGACAACGAAGTAGAAGATGGTAGCATTTGGGACTTTATCGCTACACACGGTAGAGACTTTAGAATGAATCATCTACACGAAGATAATCACTACATCTTAAAAGATGCCGTGTACTCACAAATGAACACTGGAGCTAACGATTTGACAGTAGATTCTTTCAATAAAAATCTATATAGATTGAAGAAGGATTGAACATGTCTAGGCTCTGGAAAATCACAAGTGATGTTAAGCTTGATGATTTGAGAAACACTGATTGGGATTTGATAGAATTACCAACAACAATCGACACTAATAGCTGGAAAGCTTGGTATGAGTCTGTAGTATCACAGTTTGATGATTATGCTTACTCTCCGCTTGAACACAAAGAATTAGTAGGGACTAATCATCTTAAAGATTTCGTGTTTGATTACATCAAGAAATCAGTATGGGGTAACCCAAAACAATGGTTACTACAATGGGGAGTACAGCGTGAGGGAGTTATACCTCCTGTCACTGCCGCAGACCCTAACTATTTTACAGAAATGAAGCAAGACTTTGATTCAAACAGAGAGCAGTTATCTCATTATATGTTTGGCGTCTACAAAGAACTTTATTCTATACTAGGTGAGGACTCGTTTCAGACTACTAAACTCTTACAATATTTGTCAGGAGAAGGATTGAAGCCTCACGTAGATGTTGTTGATGATTATCTGTTTAGATTAAGCATTCAACTCAAAACTAACGCAAACGTTAAGTGGGTATTTTCTGATAGTCATACAGAATTACTACATGTCATTCATGACCACACAGAACCTACTAGTGAAGGCAGAGAATACACACTAGAAGAAGGCAAGATGTATCTAGTGAATACTAGAATAACGCATTCTTTGCGAAATCTAGGTAATGACACGGCAGTAATATTACAAACTGATCCTAAAGATTCAGCATTAGAACGACTACTTTCTATGGAAAGCAAAGTTATATGTTAGTGTTATTTGGTGATAGTTTTGCTAGTGAATGGGAATACGGTGATCACAAGTCTTGGTTTCAATTACTAGCCGAAGAACTAGGTACTACATACAAGACATATGGTTTACATGGAACTTCATTCGAGTACTCTACTCTAAAGTTTTACCAGTATTTAAATACTGAATACACCGTAGATGATGTAATAGTCTTCACTCTTACGTCCCCTTATCGAAGCCCTACGATTAGCGAAGATTTCATTCCTAGTTGGGCAGCAATGGCATATGGTAAGGTTTTCTATGATCGGCAAAATAGCCGCGACAGAAGAATGTTAGATGAACGACCTGAATCGGATGAGCATTTTAACAGATTCAAGAATTTCTATAAAGATTGGTTCTTCCTACAAAACAATGACTTAGTGTTAGCGCAACGATATATGGTATTGTCAACACTACATTCATTGCCCAACAAAACTGTATCAATCAGTGGATGGGACACAGAGTTACCAATTTCACATAAGTTCAACAATCATTTGTGTCCTTCTCTTTGGCAAGCCTCAGAGAACGAGATATCAGATGGTTCTATTGTTGACTTTATGGAAAAGCATGGGAAAGATTTTAGAAAGAATCATTTCCATGAATCAAATCACTATGTCTTGAAAGATGAAGTGTATTCTCAACTAATGACAGGAACCTGCAATTTGACGGTAGATTCTTTTCACAAAAACCTCTACAATTTGAGGTAGACTAACATATTATTTATAGATTTTGGTTGCATTAAGTCCAGTCATAGTGTATATAATAGTGACAGTCTAAATATTTTTAACGACAGGAGTATTTTATGGCAGTACTAGCCTTAGACATATCGGGTATCCCGCGCACGTGGGTCTCCCACGATGAAGCGATTGCGTATCACGCAAAGAACCTGGTAGCTTGGTCACTAGGGGACGTTATTGCCAGATACCGCGGTGGTTTCAAGAACGATGGTACGCAGAGTTATCTTGAAACTCCTAGCATCATCGCTATTAAGGGTGAAGGTTTTGACTTCAAGAAGCACAACAAGGTTATCTTGACTAACAAGACTCTATTCGCTCGTGACCGTAACATCTGTGGTTACTGCGGCGCCCGTCACAGCAATCACACGAAGTTGAGTCGAGACCACATTGTGCCTCGATTCCACGGTGGTCTAGACGAATGGACTAACGTTGTTACTGCTTGTATACCTTGCAACCAAAAGAAGGGTTGTAAGAGTTTGAAGGAAGCACATATGGAACTACTCTATGTTCCGTATGAGCCTAACCACTACGAAAACATGATTCTCCAAAACCGCAGCATTCTTGCTGATCAGATGGAATATCTGTTGAGTGGTGTGCCCAAACACAGCAGAATCATTCAATTAGCGGCTTGACATTTTTTGTCAAGCTGCTATATTGAGTCTAAATATAGAAAACAGTTCATTCCCTGATGGCGCAGCGGTAGCGCAGTTGACTGTTAATCAATTGGTCGGAGGTTCGAATCCTTCTCAGGGAGCCAGTTAAATGCCTTCTTAGCTCAGTTGGCCAGAGCAATCGCCTTGTAAGCGATAGGTCGTCAGTTCGAATCTGACAGGAGGCACCAGATAAAAAGGTTAAGTCAACAGCAAAAAACTGTTGACTTTTCCTTTAACTCATACTATATTAGTAAAGTAAATAAGAGATTGGCCCCGTAGCTCAACTGGATAGAGTAAGAAACTTCATTTTAGTATAAATAGTGTTATATGCGCTCGTCGTCTAACTGGATAAGGCCCCCGACTTCTAATCGGGTAAGTGCAGGTTCGAGTCCTGCCGAGCGCGCCAACTATTGATATATTGAAATGTGGACATGTAAACACTGTAAACAAGAGTTTGAAGACAACACTTTAAACTGGAAAGCTAACCATTCTAGATGGTGTGATTCAAACCCTAAGAAGGTTGAATATAAATCTAATCTAGCGAAGGCCAGAGAATCAAAAACTGCGGAAGGCAGGATAAGAGCAGCAGACAAGTTAAAGAAACTTCATGCTGCCGGGGTCTATTCTCATGTAGACAAAAAGAACTTTTTGGGAAAGACTCATACACCGGAAACAATAGAGCGCATTAGAGAAAAGGCGCTGTCTTCTAACCACCGAAGACTTAAAAAGGGAATGGTAGAATATAACGGGGTTATGTTAGATTCTTCTTGGGAATTAGCATTAGCTAAGTCTTTAGACAAAAATAACATAAGATGGATAAGACCGGAACCTGTAAAGTGGATTGACGCATCAGGCATTCAACACAACTACTTTCCAGATTTCTATCTAGTAGATTATGACATTTATTTGGATCCTAAAAACCCGGCTGCATTCTCGGTGCAAGCTAGCAAAATCTTAGCATTGAAGCAGCAAATGAAGAACCTATTCTTTTTGAAAACATTAGAAGAATGTGTGAATTTTGATATTGCCCATTATCTAAGCTAGTGACATTTTATAGTTGACACAACTTGTAAATTTTTGTATAATGAGGAATAAGTTACATAAATATAGAGAATAAAAGTTTCTGGGGACGTAAGCTAACGGGAAACTGGCGCCTTTGCAAGGCGCACTTGAGGGTTCGATTCCCTCCGTCTCCACCAAAAAGTTTAGATCGGGGATTAGCGCAGTCTGGTAGCGCACCTGCTTTGGGAGCAGGGGGTCGTAGGTTCGAATCCTACATTCCCGACCATAATTTTGTTAGTGTGCCTGGTTAGCTCAGCGGTAGAGCAGCACGTTTACACCGTGCGGGTCGGCGGTTCAATCCCGTCACCAGGTACCATTTTTTAGAAAGACAAGCACATGAAGTGGCTTTTAATTGTAGCACTCTGGAATACTAATCCTCCTCAGGATTCATTTAAGTTCTTTACCGAAGTTCATACATCTAATCAACGTTG